AGATGTACCCACAATATTAAATTGGGGAGTAATGGCTTGAGCGTTTGGTACTGATTGGGAAGGTATAGCGGAAGGCACACTTGTGCTACCTCCGCTTGGTTCAAACTTCTGCTTTGCAATAGCTGCTGCTCTCGCCAAGCCTCCCGCAAGAGTGATACCCGCAGCTACCTGTGCGCGTACTAAAGACGTTGGGTCAAGTGGGTTTAATTGAGAGGTATATGCCTTCTGCGCTGCGGTGTAGGTTGTGATGACCGTCTCGGCAAGGTTCAAGGCTTTTTCTCGTAGAAATGCCTTTCTTGCTGCCTCCTCGTTATCCTTGTCAAATAATGCATTGAAGTCCTTGAATACATTGATTGTATCAAGGGCTGCTTGAATCTTGAAGTCATTCAAAGCTTGGATACGCGCTATTTCAGCATCATCAGCTTTCTTTTGTACGGCTGCAATCTCTCCCGCTTTTAGCTTTTCCAGAGCGATTAATGCTTCTGCATTCCCTACCTCCGCAGCCATTAGGCGTTCATACTTGATGTCAAGAGCTGCAAGTTCTTTCTCTTGCCCCTCTTGCATAAATTCAAGTTTTAAGTCCTCTGCTCTTTGAGTTCTTGTTAACGCCTCTTGCTCCCTTGCTTCATTGATAGAAGCTATATTGTTGTTGTGGGTTTGTTGAGCTGTTAAAGCCAATTCATCGTACTTCGCATTGATAGCACTAATGAGTTCACGATTGCCTTTTGCTTCTTTGATTTCATCAGCACGTTGGGCAGTTAAACGCTTACCCTCATTTGCAAACCTCAAGTTCTCCCTTACTAAATCATCTTTTTCCTCCGCTTCAATTCTGCTCATTCGTGTATTTAGAGCATCATCTTGTAGCTTTTTGAGTGTTTGGTTGTGTCTCTCTAAATCAGATTGAGCCTTCTCATAATTGTCCTTTCGGGTTTTAGCAGCATCTTCTGCTGCCTTTTTATCGGCTTCTTGCTCACTCAATCGATATCCTGCTGCTGTGTTCCTTAATGCATTTAAAGCTGCTTCTGTTTCTGCAAGTTGTTTAGCGGCTTCAAAAGAGTAACCTTCTGCTTCGGCAAATTTTTGAAATCCCGATTCAGTAACTTTCCCACCCCCACCAAGAGAGCCACCTACTCTAACAAATTGTTCATAAGCCTCTCTCAAAGCAGCTTCTTCTTCTTTTTGCTGTTCGGCCTTTACTTTTAATATCGCAACCTCTGCCTCGTATGCCTTGATGGTTTCCTCCGTTTGAGCCTTTTTGAGTTCTAATATCTCTTTCTCCGTTTTACCTTGCTCACGAAGAATGTTATCGCTATTGAGTAGGATGTTTAAAATAGCTTGTTGCTCCTCCCTCATTCTCGCAGCAGATTGAATAGCTTCATCAATCGCACTCACCTCATCTTTTGTAGATCCTACGATATCATCCCAATAAGTTGCAATCGTAGCAACGGCAGCTACCAAAAGACCAATCCCCGTTGCAGCAATGGCGGTCTTTAGACCTTTTGCTCCTTGAATACCTGCCTTGAAAGATGAAATAAGACCAGCACCAAGCTGTTTAACACCTTGTACAACCTTTACGATTCTTGATCCTATCCCTCCAAAGGCTTCATCAATAATGTCAAGTCCACCCTTCCCGGCTTCGCCAAGGGTGGTAAAACTTTCTCCAGCACTATCCGCCTTGTCTTGAATTTTACCAATACCTTCCGTTACCTTCTCGGTCTCTTTGTCAATATTGGATTTGACTTTAATTTCTACTTCTACCGTTTCAGCCATTGTCTGCGTATTACTTTTTTAGCTTCCTTCCAATTGGTTGGAAGATGATATTTTCCCTTTGCAATTTCTACGTTCTCCGAGATGCCGATGTGTGCATCGGCTTGGAGTACCTCAATTAAATAACTAACTAATCCCTTTGTCATACCTCGTTGAGTAATTCAAGTTGCGCCTTGCCGGAGGCGAGGCTGATGGTTGCCGAATTGATTTTGTACTTCACATTGTTGAAGATGAGCAAATCGTTCAAGGATAGGTTTATTATCGCTCCTAACGGCAGTTGTGCGCTCACGTTGATGATTCGCTTCTTGCTATTGTATAAGTCCGTTAGGTAGTCGCTATAATACTCCGAGTAGAGGGATGAGCCGATGGATGTCAAATAGTAAGGGTCAACATCCGATCCGAAGGTCAAGGTCTTGGCAGTACCCGCACCTCCAAAGGTGCTTGAGGTGTTGGCATACCATACCTCATTGACTTGGGTTTCTGTGTCGGTCTCATCTACAAACGAGATAGGATTGGCACTAATGTCAAGTCCAAACTCTCCGTAAATAAGAATGGGCGCACCGAGATACTTCTGGAATCGGTTCTCTGCGCTCGTATCTGGCTCTCTCGTTTGAGATTTGTACACCAATATATTCGTAAGCGTACCCGCATCAATATCCGTTAACCTCTCAAACAAAGGACATTCAAACGGAAGTTCAACGCGGTACTCCTCACCCTCAAAGGCGAAATCTTGATTCAAATCCCCATAGCCTACCACATTGGTGTTCTTGTATTCAAAGCCAAGAATCTGCTCGGTGGATTGGTAGTTGAATTGTATCCTACGATACAGGGGAGGTCTTTTGACCTCCATATCCTCGATGTTGAGGTACTTCTGGAAATCCGTTTCCGTTCCAGATGCGTAATAATCCTCAAGGGTATAGAGGTTGAAATTCGTTGAGGAGGTGGGTAAGATGACAAGGTTATGCATCTTGACGATCCCAGCAAGGAAGTCCGCAACCTTAATCTCTGGCATCAACGTACTCATCACAAGTTGGAACGAATAGGAAGCAGAAAGGCTTTGGTCTACTTCAAATTGTTGCGTAACGGGCAACCCCGTTGAGGGGTTGATGTCGTATGCTGTATAGTCCGTGACCTGGTAGGTCATATTGGTGGCTATTTGAGGGCGTATCTTTAATTGTATCTCATCCCCATCGTTGAAGATATAACCATCAAAGAATGTGGTATTCGTTCCTGCGTTGGCATCCTCACGAGCCGTACCTACAAGCACTCCGTTCTGGAACAAGCCAAGTTCGTAGTTTGAGGAGGAGTTAAGCACTTGAACCCTCAATTGGTACTCAACGGTTGTTTCTACCGTCCAGGTATCCGTAGTGAGATTAAATTGGCTACCACTACCCGTGTTGCGATTCATATTGACAAGTTGCCAATCAATAGTCGTACTCGCATCGTAGAGGTATCCCTCGAAGCGATGCGCCCAGAGATACAATTGATCAAATGGGGAGGAGGTGATGAAAGTACCTCCGAAGGTGATCCCGTACTTTGCCTCAATAGCTTCAAGGAGTTTTGTCACCTTGATGGCTGGTTTGACCTCATAGTACTTGATTCCGTGATGGTGTCCTGCGTGTCCTGTGACAAACTGAATATCATCCTCGTGGCGTGGGTCGCTTGAACTTGATACGTTATACACCCAATTCCGCACCGGACTCATCAATGGGTAAAACACATCTCCGCTAAATAGAGCATTCTGGTCGAACCCCGATTGGATGGTAGCACCATCGTAGGTGTGGTCATACGCACTTAAATCCAAGTCGTAGAGGTAGTCCTCCCCGAATAGGTCTGTTAGGTTTACTAAATCCCCATAGAACGAAAGCGTATAAGCGTATGGCTCTGTGCCTTTCAGTTGTACCGACTCTAATTGTACCACCCCCGTGCGAAATGGGAGTGAGTTTATTTCGATTCTTGCTGAAGGGCGTAAACGGAAGTCAAATGAGTTAGCCGTTGACGTGGAGGCATAAGAGCCTCCAAGTGCATCCAATGCGCTGATGCAACAAGCCCCAGCTTCCACAACACCCCCCGCAGTAAGTACCCTTGCGTTGTATCCATTGAAAAGCGTTTGACCGCTAATGGTTCGGCTGGTGGTGATGCGTGAGGATTCCACATCCGTTCGGTAATACTGACCAAGCACCTCGTTGTTGTACCCACTTGCGGGTACTGTAAACGATTGGGTGAAGTCAGTAAAGACCTTCGAGATGTCCTGTACGTTTTGGATGTTGAGGTTGATGGTGATGTCCTCATCCTGGAAAAGGTCAAGACGGTAGTCACCAACGTAGATGTCTACTTGGTTCATCGGATGAGGCTTCTCTCGTTAAACGCAATGTCAAAGGTTAGGGTGTAGTTGATGACCTTTTGGTTGACTGCTTTTTGGTAGTCGATGCTACCACGTTGGGGTTGTGCTGCAACCCAGCTTCCGTCAATCAAGATAGCCGTTGTTTCACTCATAAGAATGTCCTCTATCACATCGGCATAGTCCTCATCTACCCATCCCGTATTCATCGTGATGGTGTTCTTGCTATTGACGTTGAAGGATTGATATTGCGCCTCTTGCAAAGAGGGCGCGGTGAACCCGTCTTGGTAGATGCTACGTCTGTATTGGTCAGCCGTGAAATTTCCTTGCTCGGTACTTACCTTAAAGAAAGTGATGAAGTCGGCAACCCCATAACGGTTCACAAAGGCTACTTGGTAAGGCGTGTACTTGGGTTCGCATACCAGATAATATCTCACTCGCTCAATCTCCGTACCTCCCGTGTCCTTCAAAACTACATCGTACCAATCCCCATCGCTATGTGAACTTGGCTTGATGAGGCTATCGAGTCCTGCGTTGTTTTCAAGATTCGCAGCACCTACCCCTGCATAGATTACAAGGTCTTGCGTATCTCCGCTTCCAGAACTTGGAGGAAGATATGACGTTCCGTCCGTATCGTATAAGGTATCCGAATCTCCGTTGTTCCATACAATCTCAATAGACCCCAAGTCATTAGCCACGCTATTGTAGATAGCAAGGCTTTCATAGTTTGAAGATAGCACTTGTCGGTCTCGGCCTACGGCAAGAATCGCAGCCGTAATTGCAGGGTTGGTGGGGTTCATTTTATCTGCCCAGCCTTGCGTTGAGAGGAATTTATTGGTTGTTCCCGTTTCCCAGGGGGCGGTAGTTGGGGCAGTACCATTGTCGGAGTATGTCCAAGATCCCGTACCATTCACCCATAGGGCTTCCCCTATTGGGCTTTGCTCAAAAAAGATAGCATCGTAAATGCCAAAGTCGTGAAGGAACTCACCCCGAATAAGGTCAGCAATCTCGAAGTTAATCACCTCATTAATGGAGTAGCTTTTGCTCAACGAGTAGTTTGCGCTTGAAGGAACGGTAGTTCCGTTCCAAATTTTCACGTCAAGAGTCATCGAGTCAAGCGAATCATTTGTAAGGGCATCATTCTTTCCCGTGAAGAATATCGGGCTTCGTGCCATCTTCAAAGAGGTGGGTCGGCTAATAGAGGGGGTACTCATTTGATTTCTTTAATAGAGTTGTCTAAAGTGTATCGTAAAAAGTCAACGGCATCCAATTCAAATGGCTCAAGGATTTGTCTTGGGAGTTGCTCAAAGGCTATCCGGAATGGCGTTTGGAAAAAGTAGGTGGGGGCAATGCCTTTTTGTTTGATCTTGCGGTTGATGAGAAATGCCAATGAGTCAACCTTTGCATCTGTTGCCTTGACAAACTTGCCCGTTTTTAAATCCCTTAACTTGATAGGCTTCTGGCGTATCCACGCCTTCAAGGCATCGGGGGGTACGCCCTTGCCGGGCTTCCTCCCTTGGTCTACATATTTTCCGTATGTGTTCCAAGCATCGTTGTTCTCAAAGAACTTTAGCCCGATTGAGTTCTCCATCGTCTTTAGGCTATACGAGCCGGGAAGGGATTCCCTCAATCTTCCAGATGAGTCGGTTCTTCGCTTCTTGCCGTCAACGGTACGATATGCCCCAAGCTCTAACTGCGCTTGTTGCAATACCCTTTGAGCGAAAGCCTCAAGGTAGGCGTTTGTATTCTCCCAAATCATCAGCAAGTAGAAATTTCGGTGTTGGCAGTAACCACATCAAAGGTGCAGTTCCATCCCGCCAAGAGGTTTTCAAAGCGATCTTGGAAGGGTAGGCATTGGGGAGTGCCTTCCAACTGATACTTGTCGAAGTGTAGATTCCCTTTTTCCAAAGCCTTCACTACCGCGTTGCAAACTGCAAGTTGGGTGTTGAGTATGTCTTGTAGGTTGTTCGTGCCGTAGAACGGCTCTTGTTGGTCTCTTACATCCTCTTTGGTTTCATCTACCACATCCAAAGCAACCACCGATATGTTGAAGCGGATCACCTGCCCCGCAATGGTGGCAGAGTTGACCATTATGTGGGAGAGGGGGAAGATGCTTTGCTTGTTGAGGTCTACGTCAAAAATATCCCCGTAGGTGACTACGTTGACTTGGGAGTGTGCCTCAAGCACCTCTTTAATCTTCTCCAATACCAGATAGAAATTTCTCATCGTCTTATGCTATTTTTTAGAATCTTGTTTTCGGTTTCTATTTTGTCTTTTTCGAAGGTGAGGTAGGTGAGGGCGAAGGCTGCGTTAAGCCTGGATACATCATCAAATCGGGTAGCATCGCCTTGAGCAAGTGTATAGAATAAGGGAAACCAGCCCCAACGGTGGGAGAATTGCGATTCGCTTGTGAGTTGCTCTGTATCTCCTTCTCCAAATATGTCAGGAAAGTTTTTGATAAATCCATCCCTAAAGCGCAAAAAAAAACAACCGCACCCATCACTATGTCCAATGGCATCTTACGCATTAGCTCGGCTTGTAGAGCATCCGCATCGTAGTCCTTGATGCGATACCTCTTGCCCATCTTTTGCACGATAGGGCGGTATAGAACCGCCATCGTTTCATTCATCTTCTGCCAATCGCTGATGGTGGTTTCAATATCGTGTAGCTCTCCGAATGTTATCTCCTCAAGGTTGGGGATGAATCCATATTCCACTCCGTCCATTTTGAATCGCATCTTAAATTCTGGTCGGGTGGAGAACGCCTTGAGAAGGGCTTCGTTGATTTTCGTGATGGAAGCCATTTTCATTTTCTTGATGACATCCATTTTGATGTCGCAGAAAATCTCAACCATCTTGCGCCCCAAGAAGTCCTCATCGCCTTCCAGCTTCTGGAAGCGTTGATACTGACCAAGCGTTAGCTCATCAAGGCGGTTGGGTACTATGATGTTCATCCTACTTAAATAACTTTTTTGGGTTAGCGTATGGCATACCGCCCGTAGTTGGGTCGGGATAGCCTGTTAAAGGTAGCATACCTCGTTGCATCGATAGCGTGGTTGAACGCATCGATAGGACGATTGAGGAGGTTGCCGTTTTTATCCTCTTGCCATTTGTAGTTCTGGAATTCCTTGATGGCGTTGAGTGAGTCCTTTACAACGTGAATACGGTGGCGTTTGAGGATGTCTATCCCAGCCATTACGGAGTCAGCCCCCTTTGCGGTGGGCTTGATGTTCCACCCCATCCTATGCAGTTCCTCAATGCTCTTTGGCTCTGCGCTATCCGCCCAGATCTCATCATAGCGAGTAAGGCCAAGTTGGTGGAACTTGTCGCTGATGTCTTGGTTGGTGAGGTTGGTGTGATAGAGTAGCTCCTGGATGTATAGGTCATCACCATCCTTGAACACCTTGACCAAAGAGGTGGGGTCGTTGGTGAATCCGAAGTCAAGCCCCATCGATACGAGGTTGCCCTTTGGGGCATCCGCTATTTGGAATTGGAAGATGGTGGCACGGGACATACCGCGCTCACCCAAGCCATAGATACGCCAATAGTCCTCATCGGTATCCTTGAGGCGTTCAATCTCATCCTTGATACTTTGATCAAGGAACTTATTGTCCTTGTAGGTGGTCTGGAAAAAGTCGCAGTCATCACGGGGAATTACCCTATCGTAAATCCAATGAAAGGAATCCGAAGGGTTGTAGTCAAGGATGATGCGCCCCTCTGTACGGAATATAAGTTGTTGCCAATCCTCGTAAAAAAGCTCGTTAGCCTCGTTAATATACAGAAGATCTCGTTTTCTTCCCCTTATTTTTTGTGGCTGGTCAAGGGATATGAATTCAATTAGGTTTCCGTTGAGGTAGTATTCGTGGTTGGACTTGTTATGGTGTTCCTCTATGTAAAGGTCGTGGGTTCGTAGTATATCAAAGAAATCCCTCATTACAGATGCTCGGAGGGAAGGGAAGGACTTACGGCAGATGGTTATTGTTTTGTTCGTCTCTTGCTCGGTATACTTAAAAATGATCCATAGCAAGATATTGTAGGTCTTACCACTACGAGTACCACCTTGCTCTACGATGATTTTTTTATCCGAGCGTAGTAGGTGTCCGAATACCTTATTGGTTTGAATCTTCGCCAAGAATCTCTATTTGGAACATCTTACCTCCCGTTGCCTCTATCTCTTGGCGTTCTACATAGCCTCGTTTCTTACCCTTTGTCTTTAGGTAGAAGATGGTGGCGGTGGAATTCCCGTCTTTAATTTGCTTATGCAGTTGGCTTTCTGCAAAGTCAATAGCGACATCGTTTAAGTCCTCTACGGCCTTTTTGTATTCCGCATCCTCTTGCATCCATAGGTAGTGCGTAGTACGCCCAATGCCTACCGCCTTACAAGCGGCAGTTACAACACCCAAAGATTTCTCCAGAGCATCAAGCATTGCCTTTTTATGTTGTTCAGTTTTGTCCATACGGCTTACCGTTTATTTTGATTTCAAGCGTTGAGTCAAGTTTCTGCATTCGGTCTACAATCACTTGGCAGTACTTGGGGTCAAGTTCCATACCATAACACTTGCGGTTAAGTTGATGGGCGGCTACCATTGTAGAACCCGAACCGAGAAACGAATCCATCACAAGGCCACCATCAGGGCAGCTACTTTTTATGACTCGCTCACAAAGTGGGATTGGCTTTGGTGTTGCGTGACCGCCTTCACTTCCATCCCTCCTATGACGTGGGAAGTGCCACACGTTGTTCATATTATCGTGCGTGTTGTTGAAGTATGCACGTGTTTTATAATAATCAGCTTTAAGCACATCGTAATCAGCTTTAAGCACATCGTAATCTTTATTAAACGCTGAACCTTTTGCAGCAGCTCGGATTGCATCGTAATGCTCACGGGTGGGGAAATGCCATTGACTTTTGCTGAAATAGTGCGTGGCTGATGTCTTGCCTGTTATTTCAACAATGTCAGAAGAAGACCACCCCATCCTGTTTCGTTGAGTCAGTAGATATTCACGAATCGCCTCAAAGCCTTCAAAATAGTTGTCTTTATTATTATTGAATCCCTGAACACCAAGCATAACAAACAGGCATTTTTCGTCTGCCGTTGCGAAGCTTCGTGTTGTTTCGGAGTTCTGACTTTGACCGCTACCCTTATCCCACGTTAGAAGGTTTCTAAATGATAGCTTTCCTTCTTTTGCGTATGGCTTTAAGATGTTGCTATATATGTCCATCAAAGGCTCATCAATTCCCCAACAATACCAAGAGCCGTTCTCTTTTAGGTTCATAAACTGAACCGGAATCCATTGCCTGTTAAACTCAAGCAAGTCATCGTAGTTGAGGTTGTCATTCAGAACGCCATCGTTCTCCTTCTTCATTCCGTATGGTGGGTCGTTGTGAGCAACGTCTGCCTTCTCCCCATTCATCAGCCGAGAAACTTGGTCGCTATCGGTAGAATCCCCACAGAGCAGTCGGTGTTGGCCTATCTCTATTAAATCACCAAGTACGATATTGGTTTGTATCTCGCTCGGCATTTCGTAGTCATCCTCCTCCGCTTCCAATACGGGCGTAGTATCAAAAGGCAATTCCAATCCCCATTCCGTCAACGCCTCCACATCCCATTCATTTGCCAGGAGATCCCAATCCCATTCACCGAAGCCTACATTGTCCTTGATGATAAACTCGGCTTTCTGTTCCTCCGTTAGTTGGTCGGCAATTAGGATATCCACCTCTTGCAGTCCAGCAGCTTGACAAGCCTTGAGGCGCATATTACCACCCAGCACTACCATATTGCTATCCACTACAATAGGGCGCAGTTCTAACATCTGGGGGAACTCCTTAATGGAGTTTACCAGCTTCTTGAATTTATCATCCTTGATGATGCGGGGGTTGCTGGGGTTAGGTATAACCTTTTTGATGTCTACTTTCATCTTTTAAATAACTTTCTTTGATGGATTTCTTGCAACCACTCCTTGTGGTGTTTTATATCTCCGTAGCGGACGTGGCAATCCCGACATAGAGCCATTAGGTTTTCAATCGTATCTCGCTCGTTACTTCCTCCCATCCCTCTGGCTTCTATATGATGGATGTCTACCGCTTGTTTGTTGCACACCTCGCAAGGTATCCAATCGGTGGTATCATACCCCATCCCTTGCAAATATACTTTGGTATGCTTCTTCATAAATCCAATTCGTTCTTGCTTACAAAGCTAATACCCCACCATAGCCATCCGATGCTGATGCATCCATCACAGAGGTGAGAGTCGTAGGTGATGGATAGGTGAGGTAGCAGATGAACGCTACCTATGTACTTAAAGGTTTCAATAGTCATTTCTTTGATTTTAATACTTCTTTGATTACTGCTCTATGTGTACCACCCATATCCATATTATCGTGCATCCATTGGATATAGGATTTTTCTAAATCGTTTAGTTTCTTTCCCTTGTGTTTTCCTACAAGCAT